AAGAAGAAATAGAAAAAGAATTAAAGAATGAAGACATACATTGGAAATAAGACTATATGCCTGGCTATACCAGAGGATAATGATAGTCAAGCGGGATATACCGTACTCTACCCAGATGGTAGTGAGACGTGGTTAGTGAAGGAGATATTTGATTTTGAATTTAGGGTACTTACAGATGACGAGTTTGATCTTATGATCTCAATTAGAGTTGAAGAAGATAAGGATGATAGCGATCTGTTAGCTGAGTATAATGGACCAGAAGATCCTCACATGAATATTGATTTAGGAGAAATAGATATCACAGACGCAGACATGGAACCTATGTCAAATGTCGAAGTAACACAAGAAGACAATGGCGAGTAGCGAAGATATTGGAACAGTAACGGCTCCCGCTCCTAAGATGGAGATGAAGTCTGACAAGCCAGAACCAAAGTTTTTTGAGTTCGGCGACGTATTCTTTGAGTGCAATAGGTGTGGTAATTACGAAAGATTGCAAAAAGGTGTCAAAGATGGAATGCAATTTGTACTCCCAACTTCTGACCAACATGAGTGGCGGCTCGTGTGTGGTAAGTGTGAAAACATGATGCGTATATTCTTTAAGGAGTCTGATGAGAACACCGTAGCGCAAGCTAAGGAAGAGATCAAACTTAAGGAAGAAGCTGATAAAAAGCAAGCTGAAGAAGAAGCGTTAGAGAAAGCAAAGAAAGAAGATAAGGAAAGCAAAGATGAACCTAAGAAAAAAGATAAAAAAGAAGGAGCTACAAAAGGAGATCCTAAAGATTCTGCGGGGGTACACGAACCTGACGGAAAGGGAGAGCCAGCTCTTACTGTTGTTGATTAAGATTGACCAAGCTTGGGTCCAGTCATTTGATGGCCAAGTGAAGAATGTCTTATCCACTGACAATCGCAGGTTACTGTGTAAGGAGGCGAATATGAATAAAGCTAACCTTACTATGTACTCTAAGTCTTTGCTGAACAAGAGATGTATTTATAAGAACGAAGGGGGAGGATATGAAGTAAATGTCATGTTCACCCCTGACGTTACTGGAGATATCATTGAGTATACATTTACTTTAGATATGGGTGATTAATGTACTTTAAAAATGAAGCTGATTGGCAGAAGAAACTGATTAGAGAGTTAGCTAAAGAATATGGAATTGATATAAGGGTAGTACGCCAAATCGTGTACTACCCATTCCTGTTTACTAAGCATGCCATACAGAACAAGGACGATATAACTGCAATTAGACACAGACATCTGGGCGTTTTTAATATGGTAGCAAGGTTTAAAAGACACTTTGATGAAACAAAAGTTAAGGGAAAACCGTAGAATAATATGAGGGCATATGACATTCAGGGGGACACAGTAACGTTCACACCTGAATTCTTAGCAGTACCAGAGTTCAATGCCGTATGGAAAAAGGATAGAACTAAGGGTAAAGGACAAGCCATAAAGGAGCTGTCCTATGTTGCGTTATTATGCGACAATACTCCGTTCAACCCATATGGGGGATACTCTGAGGATGTTAGAGAGAGTATATTAATAGAAGATTTTATAAGAGAAGAAGGATGGGAACCAAACGAGCGGATAAAGGCAGCGGTTGAGAAACTGAGTGGTTTATTACAGACTACATCTAGTCGACTACTTAAGTCGTCAAAGATGGCTGCGGATAAACTAGGGACATACTTTGAGACGATAGATTTTACGTTACTAGATGACAATGGGAAACCAGTGTATTCAGCTAGGGAGTTAGCGTCTAATCTCGCGGCAGTGGGTAATATAGTTAAGTCTTTGAGGGTACTTGAAGAACAGGTTAGGAAAGAACAATTAGATGATAACGTTACAAGAGGAGGGTTTGAGATAGGTGATTTTGAATTGCCTAGTGAGGATATAGACTATGGAGAATAACCTAAGACCACTATATAAAGTACAAGTTCAGTATACAGATAATGCTGATAAGTTTAGACCGGCTGCTGTAGAATTTGAGAAGAACGGTTACTATACTCCTAGTCCACGAGGCACTAAGGAGTATCGTCGTTATTGGAAGCAAGAGATCGAGAGATCTATTCACGGGTTCCTAACTGAGGACGGAGAGTACATCACAGGGTATAATTATTTCTACTTAAATTTCTGTAGGATTAATGTGACCAAGACCGTTAAGACGTTAGATAAGAAGGGTAGACGCAGGGAGAAAAAGGACAGGTTTGAGAGCTTCCCTTGGTTCTACGACTACGATAGAGCGTACTACGATGCTATAGAAGAGGCTGAGAATAATGGGCAGCACATAGCCCTGATTAAGAAGAGGGGTTCTGGTTACTCATTTAAAGGGGCAGGGATGCTATGTAGGAACTTCTATTGCCTACCTAAGTCTAAGTCTTACGCGATTGCTTCTGAGATGGAATTCCTAACGAAGGACGGTCTTATAAGTAAGGCGTGGGAAATGATGGCCTTCATAGACCAACACACTGGCTTAGGGAAGAAACGCCAGAAGGTGGACCAGTCGACTCATAAGAGGGCTAGTTTTATAAAGAAGTCAGAAGATGGAACAGAATTGGAGATTGGGTACAAGTCTGAGATTATGGCAATCTCACTCAAGAACGACCCCCAAAAGGCTAGGGGGAAACGTGGAAAGCTTATCCTCTGGGAGGAGGCGGGAAAATTCCCTAATCTCAAGACAGCTTGGCAAATTGCGAGACCCTCAGTAGAGGATGATGACGGTGTAGCTTATGGTCTAATGGTAGCGTATGGTACTGGTGGATCTGAAGACACTGACTTCGATGGCTTGAAGGATATCTTCTATGAGCCTATAGCGTACAATTGTTTAGAGATACAGAACGATTGGGATGAAGGGGTAGCTGATACAGGGTGTGGATTCTTTGTGCCACAGTATTATAATATGTCAGGTAAGGACAAAGATGGTGTTCCTTACATGGACAAGAATGGGAATTCTAGAGTCCAGGCGTGTCTGAAGTTCATTGGAGAAGAGAGAGCTAAAGTAGTAGATTATGCTACTGACAGAAGCTCTATAGACAGGTATATTGCTGAGAGACCTATTACTATACAGGAGGCATGTCTATCTATATCTACTAATATATTTCCGAAGAAGGAGATATTATCTCACATAGCAGAGATTAGAAACAGTAAAGCATTATCAGGTTATAAACAAGTAGGTGATTTAACATGGAAACCGGACGGAGGACTCGCATGGGAATTAGACCCCAAATTAAAGGATTTAACAAAATATCGTCTTCTACCCGGAGACTCAAAGGAAGGAGCTATAGTAATCTGGGAGCATCCAGTAGAGGACCCTCCGTATGCGCTTTATGTAGCAGGATGCGATCCATACGATCACGACAAGTCAACCACAAACTCATTAGGGAGTTGTTTCATTTTCAAGAGGTTTCAAAGTTTCGAAAAATTCTATGATCTACCGGTAGCAGAATATACAGGTAGGCCAGAGACGGCGAATGAATTCTATGAGAATGTACGGAAGTTAGTGAAGTATTACAATGCTACTTTACTATATGAGAACGAGAAGAAGGGATTGTTTACCTACTTCGAACAGAAGCATTGTACACACTTATTGGCGGATCAACCCGGAACCATTAAGGATGTGATAAAGAATAGCACGGTTGCTCGAGGCAAGGGCATCCACATGAATAAAGAAATTAAAATGTGGGGAGAAGGTCTTATTAAAGACTATCTTATTGAGGAATTTTCCCCTGGTCAAAAGAATGTATTAAAAATATACTCTCTACCACTACTCGAAGAGTTAGTGAATTTCAACGACACGGGTAACTTTGACCGAGTTATGGCGTTTATGATGGTTATGATTTACAGGGAGGAACTATTTCAAGTACAGGTTAAAAAGAAGAAGGATGAGAACTACGAAAGAATGTTGTTCCCTAAGCCTTTATTTACACATAATTTAATAAGCTAGCTAGATGAATATAAATGGTCCTGGAATTCTTCCCGTACAAAAGTTACCTTTAAGAGAAAAGGGTAAATCGTGGCGTGAGACTTCTACTAATGCTATTATAGGCAAAGAAGGGACTGGACGTGTAGGACGCTATACTAGGAAAGAGAACATGTCGTTAGACTATGAACTCTATAATAGTAATTTAGATAAGAAGGATCTTAAATACATTACAGATCCATTTGATGTTGGGGATAGTTTCCCAGCCTCTCCACAGGAATTCAATATTATTAGGCCTAAGATTGATTTGCTTGTTGGTGAAGAATCTAAACGTCCTGAGAACTTTAGGGTTGTCCAGACTAACGACGATGCCGTCGGTATAATGCAAGAGCAGAAGAAAGGGTTACTGCTTCAATATCTCGGTGAACTACTGGGTGTTGATGAGGGAACCGACCCCGCTTTAACTCCTCCTCAAATAGAGGAGTACATGGGTAAGAATTATAAAACGATTGCAGAGAAACAAGCCACTCAAGCTATCCGATATCTTAGAGAGAAACTCAATCTTAAAAACGAGTTTTTACGTGGATGGAAAGACGGTTTGATTGCTGGCGAAGAAATATATGGTGGTGGTATTATAAATGGTGAACCTAGTTTAAGTAGGGAGAACCCACTTGATTGTGACTATGATCCCGATCCTAACTTAGAATGTATTGAAGATGGAGACTGGTTTGTGAAGCACACCTATATGTCCCCTTCTGATATATATGATACTTATAATGATAAGTTGAAGGAATCTGATTTAGATGAACTTCTTCTTATGTCTAAAGGCGCTAGCGGTTCTAGGGCTCAGGGTGATGATAATTATCGTCCTATTATATATAAGGAGAATGTCACAGAAAACTTCAAGTCAGCGAGAACACATACTGATGACAAATTAAACTTTTGGCATGTAGTGTGGAGGAGTTACCAGAAAGTAGGATTTGTAAGCTATACTGATGAAAACGGTGAAGAGATTGAAGTCCTGGTTGATGAGAACTACAAGGCAGACAAAGGTGAGAAGATTGATTGGCAATGGGTTGGTCAAGTGTGGGAAGGTTATAGAGTTGGTAGGGATATGTTTTTTGGCATTCAGCCTGTTGACTATATCGACACTTCTTTGGATTCTCCTAATAGGCAGAAACTTCCTTATGTTGGTGTTATTTATTCTAATACTAATTCTAGGAATAAGTCTCTTGTCAGTATAATGAAACCTCTACAGTATATGTATATTGTAGTATGGTATCGTCTGGAACTTATGCTCGCGAGAGACAAGGGAAAGATATTGACTATGGATGTTACTCAGATACCGAAGTCTATGGGGATAGATTTACCCCAATGGATGCACTATTTGAGCGCCCTGGGTGTTAACTTGATTAATCCTTACGACGAGGGATGGGATATCCCTGGTAGGGAAGGCGGAAAGCCAAATCAGTTTAATCAAATTTCTGCTCAGGATTTAAGTATGGCTACTGTTATAGACGGATATATTGGTATACTTGCCAAGATTGAAGATATGATAGGGGAACTGTCTGGGGTGTCTAAAGCTAGACAAGGACAGATTCACCAGTCCTCACTGGTAGGAAACGTTGAGAGAGAAGTTATTCAGTCATCACATATTACTGAACCACTCTTCTGGAAGCACAACTTAGCCAAGAGGAATGCTATGACATTGCTACTTAATATATCTAAACATGCATGGAAAGGTGTCGACAGTAAGAAACTACATTTTATCTTTGACGATATGTCTAGGATATTTATGAACGTTACTGAGGACTTCCTGTATGCAGACATGGATATATTCCTCTCGGACTCTACTAAAGAAGATCAACAATTGCAGTCACTTAAGACTTTACTTCAACCTGCTATGCAAGCTGGAGCTGGTCTATTCGATGTGGCTGAGATTATTACTTCTGACAGTATGTCTGAAATTAAGGACAAGCTTAAGGAGATTGAAGCAGAACGTCAACAGCAGATGCAACAGCAGCAACAAGCCGAACAAGAAGGAGTGATGCAGCAAGTACAAGCTGAGATGCAGCAGAAGCAAGAAGAGAATAGGATTAAAGAAGAAGATTCTATACGTAGAGCTGAGACTCAGATTCAAGTTGCTTTGATTAAAGCAGCAGAGAGTGATGGGGATGATGTAGAGATCGAAGCTGAAGAAGATGATTCTTTGGATAGGGAGAAGG